TTATTTGTTTCTACCATTCTAACATCTGTGTTATTCGTTTTCAAGTTCCCCCTTTTCCTAATTTGCGGCAGAAGCCGCTGGAATAGGGCTGATAGGCTCAACCCTTTAGAAGCCGCAGAAAGAGTTAATTCCATTCTTCAAAAAATCGCTCTATTTTGAAGTCATGGAAAACAGAACGAGAAAGCGGGGAAATAGCAGAAACAACTTTTTCAATCGCAGAAAGTTCGTTGTCTGCTTCCACAATATAGCTATGATACATTCCGGCGAGTTTGTAGGTAACAGAATACGATTTCATATATTCAATCTCCCTTTTCATTATTTGCCGTTTCCGGCTGGGCTGGGACTTGATAAGCTCAAATCCCGCAGAAAGCTATTAGGACGCAGAATAGATAGGATAGCGCGTGTACTTGACCACGCCGTCATACTTGATACAAGAGTGGGCAAGAACGCAAACCAAAGCATACTTTTTCATATAGCGGTCGGCGCGTTCCTCGCGCTGTGTTCTGTAATTCCATGCGCGTGTGATAATTACATCGTTTCCATCGACAGAAAACCAAACAGACCAACCGTTTTTCTCATTTTGCAGAAAGTAGTCTTTTTCGTTAATCGCAGAAAGAAAATACTTGCGGCCAAAGCGCGTGTCGATAATGTACTTTCGGCAGCAATCAAAACCGACAGCCGTGTTAGGCACAGACTCAAAACGCAGAACGGCTTTCTGACTCTCATACTCTTTCGAAGAAGTGATGTTAATAACCTTATACATTATTATTTCCCCTTTCAAATTTTGAAATATTCAGTCATTTGACTGTGGGCTGTGGCTTGTTTTACGGTACAAGCCACGCAGAAAACCACAGAAATTAGGCCTCAACGAAGTGCTGAAGAATTAGCTTGCGCTTTGCTGCCGTTGCAATATCTTTCCAGGTACGCATGTAAATTCTAGCGGATTCTCTAGTGCAGAAAAATTCCTTGTGTTCCACGATTCCGTTGTGCATGTGAACAACGCACCACGCCAGTTTTTGAGTTTTCATTGTTTTATACCTCCTCTGATCAATCGAAAAACATTGCAGAACGGACAGGGGTCCAGGTTTCCGGGTTCTGCTCCCATCGCAGAAAGCTGTTGTAACCGTCTTCCGTGTAGAATGTCTTTGCCCAGTCGGCCCCAGTGGCAGAACAGTACTTTTCCACTCTGTTCCTCTCTTCATGGGTAGTCGTGCGGTAAATGTCATCAAACATTGCAAACATATTTATTCCTCTTTTCAATTTATTTTTGCCGCAGAACAGAAACCGCAGAACAGCGGTGTGGCGGTAGTACTTCTGTTGTTATGCGGTGAAGTACTCCAGAAGAGCCGCAGATTGTGCAATCATTGCGTGGTGATGGCTGCCGTTATTCCGGCAAGCTGTTAAATTTCCGCTTCCAGGTTGTTCGGGCGGTTTGATAAACATCGCAAGCGTTAACAAAACCAGAACCATCGGAAACCACAATTTCATAGTTCCAAACATTGGAAAACTTTTCTTGCTTTGCGTATGCCGTTACAATTACTCCGTCCACGGTTTTTTGCGCTAAAGTTTTGTAGAATGTCATTTTTTACGCCTCCGTAATAGTTTTTTTGTTTTAGGTTTAAAACCTATGGACAAGGGCTTTTTTATTGTGTATGCCCTTGAGAAACACATGGTAATTACTGATATCTTTGGTTCATGACAAGCTTTACAAGTTCCATGAACAAGGGGTCTGTTTCGGCCTTGTATTCCGTGGAGTGCTCAAGGAACAACACGTATTCACATTCGGAGCAGCACTTGCAATTTGTGCAATGCTTAATTTCAACTCCGGCGGCCTGCTCTACTCCACAAAAACAGATATGTACTTTTTTGCCTTTGCTGATCAAGTACTTGTATACGCTCATGATATAATCACAATGCCCAAAGTTAAAACCATAGCCGTTAATTGTACTCTTCACAATGTTTGCGTTCTCAATTCCGTCAAAACAGACTTCACATTCTTTGCGCTTTGTGTAAGTCCAAAACTTTACATTAGGATAATCTTTTGCAATTCTTGCAAACATCAAAGCGTGATCAAGGTTAATAAAATCGCCGCTTGCGTGAATACGGAGTAATTCTATTTTATCGGCTTCAATTTGCGCCCTAATTGCACGTTCTACGAAATCAAGAAATTCCCTTGTTAAAATTGTCTTGATTGCAAGGCTTTTAATTACAGACGGAAAATTATAATTTCCCTTGGTTGCGTAGCATCCAACGCAAGAGCAAGGGCAAGTACCTTTGACATCAAAAGACATTTCGTTGATCACAACGTGAAATACTTGCGTTGTTGGCAAAGTGGAGTAATGATATGCGCCCTTGCCAATCTTTTTATTGCCGTCAACCAATAGCGGACGTATCCAACCAAAGATAGGTGCGTTAATTTTTCCAGCCTTGTATTCGATACCGTGATTTGCGTAAATTTCTTTTTTATTGGTTTTCATTGTTCTATTTCCTTTCCTTTAATTATTTGTATTGTGATCATTCCATGTTTAAAACATGCCAAAACCGACAACTTGTAATTATCGGCTTTGGTATGCCCTAAAGCATATCTTTTGCGGTACTCTCTACTTTCATAGGCTGTTTAATAGTTTCCATACGGACAAGTCACGAACAGATTTTTTCTTACATCCTATGATTTCAAGCTACCGCCGATGTTTAATTGTTAAGGTGCAATAGGTTTACCTGCTATAGTAAATATACCATAGGTAAACCTAAAAGTCAACACTTTTTTTCACGGTTTCACAACTTTTTTTATTTTGGCTTGATCATCCAGCGTTCCAGGATTGAGGTGGTATATTTTTTATACTAACTATAGATTGGAAAGTAACCCGGTTTTCTATCGTGACTCTCAAAACTGAATGATCATTCAGTTAACGGTGTTAATCAATTATTCTGGCGTTTTTTAGTGCAAAATGAATATTATGCATTATTTTTCATAAAAAGTTGGTGTTATTGCTACAAATACCAACTATTTATTGTATATTATTCATTTTATAATGAATATATGCATTTTTTATGCATTTCTTGGCATCCCGGCACACTTTAACGCTTTAACGCTTTAACACTTTAGCGTACTAAAGGGGGGATTTCGCCTGGACCGGGGAGTGGGGGTTACCCCTCCGACTACCCGCCAAAATAAAAAAGGGCAGACCCGGTAAGGTCTGCCGAAAGTGAGAAATTTGGTTTACAGTGCGGAAGCTGAAAATGGAGGGTCTGAACCACGGAATGTTACAACGCTACAAAGATTTCCTATTCTTTTTATTTGAACTGTTTTTCTCTACAAACTTTAACCCCCCCTCTTCTTTGTAGCGGTGTTACATTTATTATTATTATTATTAAAAATATAGAAAAATAATAAAAAACATATATAAATAGGCTTAAAAAGTTTGTTACACTGATTGTTACAAGCTGCTACAGTCGAATGGCTTGTAACAGATTTAAAAAAATATGTATAGACAGATTGCAATAAAGTGTCAAAAAATCCCCAAAAATCAAAAAAGTTTACTGAAAATCGGACTTGATGAAAGTGCGGGATGTGAGATAGTGAGTGTAACGGAGGACGGTGCGAAAACCAAACCTCGCAAAGGCTGAAATTGAAAGGATGTGATTATCTGGCATGAAGAAGATGCCAACATTGTTTGCACGGGAATTCGGAGATAGAGGAGTTATCAAGCGCACGCTGAATTTAGTAACGCCGGGGTGCGAGTGGGTGGCGGCTGGCGAGGGCATTGCCACGGAGAAGGTGGACGGAAGTTGCTGTGCCATCATCGGCGGGAGATTGTACAAGCGGTATGATGCGAACGTGCGGAAGGGACGGAAGCCTCCGGCGGGAGCAATCCTGTGCCAGGACGAACCTGACCCCGTGACCGGGCATTGGCCTTGTTGGGTGGCGGTGGATTCCACAAACTCTGCGGACAGGTGGTACTGGAATGCGTACGTTAACACGCCCTGGGCGACCAAGGACGGAACGTATGAAGCTGTTGGGCCGCACTTTCAGAGCAACCCCTACGGACTCGATGATGATTTCCTTGAGCGGCACGGAAGGATAAAACTGAAGGATTGCCCCACGGACTACGAAGGAATAAAGGAATATCTCCGCACAAATGAAATTGAAGGAATCGTGTGGCATAGGGATAATGGCGAAATGTGCAAGATCAAGAGGAGCGACTTTGGGTTGCCGTGGCCTGTGCCGGAGGATGAGTGATGAACGGAATTGTTGAGACGAACCTGTTTGATCAAGAGGAACTGCACACGGACTGCACTGTCCAGGTTCTGACGAACAGCGTGACGGGCGAGTGCAGTGTGGGATGGTGGGATAACTCAACCCCGCCGGAGGAGGTTAAAGGTGAGTTGGGCAGACAGCAGACTTGAGGACGAGGTGCGGATGTATGAGGCACACACGCCGCTGCTGGATGGCACGGAGAGAGTGCGGTACGCATACGGCCCTCCGTGGATAGCAATGGCACTGTACATGGACGATATAGCTTTTGACACGCCGGAAGAGGCGAAGAGGTTTTGGGAGAATGGAAATAAGTAGATGGAATAACACAGCTATGCGTATTTTCTCTACTAATTGCAAAAATACTGCAACTGCTGGAGAAGCAGAAAGTGGTGGAATATGACGCACTGCATTTATTCGCATGTGGGTGACGATGGGGTTCTCTTGTGTGACCTACACTCCGATTTTGAGAAGGGCATTATATCGTACTGCGATTCTAATTGTGCAGAGAGGAAACAGAGCATGAAGGTTGAACTGACAAAGGCCGAGGCAGAGAGTCTCGCACTGCATCTGGAGATATACTTACTCAGAGAGGTTAGGGATGACCCTGATTATGACAACCTCGACTACCTACTGAATCTCGTCCATATCTATGAGAGATGCAAAGCGGTGGCGTTTGAGAAAGGAGCATCCGGCAACGACTAAAGAAGAGTTTGCGGAACTACCATACGCACAGTGGCTGGACGATACGATGATGCAACTGCTTGAGATAAACCCGGTGTGCATCACGATTAACGCCATCACAGACGATGGCGAGGTGTTGAGTGGGTATTGGAACTGTAATGCAAACAGCCGTGCCATCATTATGGATGCCATGAAAAACGACTCACTGCTTGAGTACATTGAGGATAACAAGGACACAATCTTGGAAATTCTAAACGGAGAGGAGGAAGACGAGGACGAGTACAACGAAACTGATACAGAGCCTGATAGACCGGGATGACCCGTACGCACTCACAGACGCATTTGACCTATGCAGAGACCTGGAGACTGAAGGGGCCGTAACTGTCGAGACTGGCGGCAAGCGTGACTATGGCACGAAGATTTATGACGAGGATAACTTCAAGACCGCACACGACTTCAGCCGCCAGATCCGCAATGGTGCAAACAGGATGGTGCGTGACGGAGTTGATTCTGATAATATGCTCGATCTCTATTACCGCACACACCTGTTTGATGCGCCGCACTTTTTTGACAGTTTTTGCCTCTATATTGAAAAAGACCGTGCGCCGGAGAAACAGTTCTACCTCCCACGGAGGAAACAGCTGCGGAGGGTGGCAGATGGGATCCAGAAACTTGAGGAGGGAAAACTGCACACACTTGCAATCTCCCTTGCGCCAGGCGTAGGTAAAACTACCATTGCGGAGTTTGGACTAGCCTGGACCTGTGGGCGAAATCCGTTTCTGCCGAATCTGATAGGCTCCCACAACGCCGCATTCCTCAATGGTATGTATGGTGAGATGCTCCGCATCTTTGACCAGATGGGCGAGTATCGGTGGCTCGATGTATTTCCAGGCCTGTCTGTTATCAACACAAACGCAAAAGACCTGATGATTGGAATTGGATACAACAAATCCGATGACATGAGGTTCAAGACTCTTCAATTTGGATCACTTGGTTCACAGCTTGCGGGCCGTGTCCGAGCCGCCAACTGGATGTATCTGGACGATCCAGTCGATGGGATCGAAACCGCAATGAGCAGAGACAGGTTGGACAAACTGTGGCAGACTGTGTACACGGATTTTTTCCAAAGGGCTATAGGAAACCGGGTGAAACGCCTGGTGATAGGGACCAGGTGGAGCCTCGCAGACCCAATAGGCAGACTAGAGGAGTATTACGAAGACGATCCAGGTGCGCTCTTTATCAGGGAGCCTGTTCTGGACGAGAATGACGAGAGTAGGTTCGACTACCCATACGGACTTGGGTACTCCACGGAGGCACTGCTCAAGCAGCGGGAACTGATGGACGAACCATCATGGCTTGCGCTTTATCAGCAACAGCCGATTGAGCGTGAAGGCCAACTCTACGCACCTAACGAACTGCGTAGGTACTTCGATCTCCCGGAGAAAGAGCCGGACTCCATCCTAGCAATCTGCGACACAAAGGAACAGGGCGCAGACTACTGCGTCTGCCCGGTGTTCTACCAGTACGGCACAGATTTTTATATGGACGCAATCATCTGCGATAACAGCAAGGTAGAGATCGTCCAGGAACGTGTGGCGAAACTCTTGGTTGATCGCAAGGTAAAGCAGTGCCGCATAGAATCAAACCGTGGCGGTACGATCTTCGCCCAAAATGTGGAAAAGCGGGTGAAGGAAATGGGCGGGATGACAAGCATCACCACCAAGTGGACTCAAAGTAACAAGGAAACCCGCATACAGACAAACAGCGCACTCGTTAAAGAACACATCCTGTTTAAAGACGAGAGTCTCTACACACAGGATCGTGAGTACCGGGAGGCTATGACGCAGCTTACCACCTACTCCATGATGGGTAAGAATAAGCACGATGATGTCCCGGATGACCTTGCAATGTTTGTTGATTGGCAAATGAGCGACACTCATAACGTAGCTGTGATCATGAAGAGGCCTTTTTAACTACAAATCGTGCCATTTTACGCCGACTTTCAGACTTGACCACAACATTTTGTATGTTAAAATGTTCTGGTAAAAGAGGGGGACTTGGCGGGAAAACTGCCTACCGACCTTGGCGGCACTGCTGCAACAGCCGCCTAAAGACTGACCACAGGTTCTTTCTTCCTTTCAGCCTGTGAGTGCCTAACAAGATGAGTGTAGTCGGTGATCCGGCACTGGCACACATAAGTCCCGGCATGGCGTGGCGGCCTAAACCGGGCATTATGGCGGGTAGAATGAGTATTCAATCCGGCCTCATAAGCCAGACTCCGTAGGTGCGACTCCTACACCCGCAACCAAAATAGTCTCACATAGCGTGAGAGGGATGACACGGCAGCATTTCGTAGGGGTGGGGCGGCTGCTGTTGGTAACTGAATGAAAGCAATTAAAGCAGATGCGTCTGTTAATTTAAAACAACTAGAATTACTGATCCTAGCAGACTATCACTACGCCGACCCGCATTCAGATCATGATGCGATTCAACGTGAAGTGAACTATGTGCGGGATCATGAGAATGCCTACTGCGTGTTGGCGGGGGATCTCCTGGACTGCGCACTGAAGTCGAGCCTTGGGGATGCGTACACTAACCTCTCGCCGATGGAAGAACTGTCAGCGATGTCTGATCTACTTCAGCCCATTTCGCACAAGATTCTTGCCGTTGTCGGTGGAAACCATGAGGCGAGGCACTACCGCACCAACGGTATAGACATGACCCGCCTGATCGCAAAGCAGATTGGCGTGGAGGATAAATACTCCCCGGACACTGCACTGATCTTTCTGAGGTTCGGAAGGGACGCAGACCCAATGCACCGACATCGTCCGATTTTGTACACTATCTATTTGACTCACGGCTCTGGCGGTGGGCGCAAAGAGGGCGGCAAGATTCAGCGGTTGGTTGACTACTCCAACATTGTTGATGCGGACATATACATATGTGGACACACGCACCTCCCGGCGAGTGTGAAGACCGGGTTCGCCAGACCGAATCCAGGAAACAGCAGCGTGACTTACTGCACCAAACTGTTCGTGAATGCCGCTGCAAAGCTTCAGTACGGAGGCTATGGAGACACAGGCGGGTTCAAACCTCCTTGTATTGAGACTCCGCACATTCTTCTTGATGGGGAGCATAAAGAAATGAGGGCGTTGATCTGATGCCGAAGGAAGTCATAGAGGCTATAGAGGCAATCGTTGCCACCGGGAAAGATGTTCTGGTCAAGAAGGAACGTGGCAAGTGGGTTGTTCTGGAAAACTGTAGGCGTTTAGTCTACAAGGAATCATAAATAGAAACCTTCATGAACCTTGTGGCAATTGGGCCACAAGAAGAGCCGATTGGGGCTGAGTTGTTTGCACACAGCAAACCGCTCAGTCCCTTTTTATTTCAGAGAGGAGAGATGGCTTGGCAACTGAAAATACTCCGAATACCTCCCCGGTGATTCGGAACGATATGTTTGGGCGGCTAGACATCTACGCCTCATTTGACGATATCAACGAGAATAACATTGTTAACGAGTTGAACGAAGCGTTGGTTTTCCACGTTAGAAACATGCTCCAGGAGGAATTCCTTTACTGGTACACACGCGGCGTTCAGCCCATCCTCAACCGCAAGAAGGAAGTCCGAGAGGACATTCTGAACATCGTCCAGGTGAACACTGCGGCTGAGATTGTTGATTTCAAGAATGGATACTTTCTCACCCAACCTTGCAGCTACGTTTCCCGCCGCAAGGGCGCACAGGGAAAGGTCAAGCAACTGAACGAGTACCTCTACAAGTCTGGCAAACAGGAAGCGGATAATGAACTCGCAGACTGGTTTCATCGAGTTGGCAAGGCGGCACTGTTTGTTGAGCCAGGGGAAAGCAAAGAAGATCCGTTCCATGCGTATGCACTCGACCCACGATCTGCGTTTGTTGTGTATTCCCTCCGGCCCGGAAACAAACCCGTGATGGGTGTGAACTTTGTAACGGTTGATGGAGTCGCTAAGTTCGATGTCTTCACGGAGGACAAGGTTTACCACCTTACTGGCACAACTGTGGGCAAAATGATCACCACCGAAAAGAACCATGACTATCTAGTCACGGCTACCTCAGTGGATTCCATTGAGTCTAACGTGCTTGGGTACATCCCAATCATTGAGTATCGCTACAACAGCATTAACACTTCCGCTTTTGAACTAGCAGTTCCGCTCATTGACGAACTGTCGAACCTCACATCTAACGCATGCGATGGCGTTGAACAGTTCATCCAGAGCCTTGCCATTGCGGTGAACTGCGAGTTCCCTGAGAACACCACGATCACCGACATCCGCAAGGCTGGCATGATTGCTCTTCGGTCTATCGGCGAGAATAAAGCAGACTTCAAGGTTCTCTCTGAGCAACTTGACCAGACTCAGACAAAGGTACTGACCGATAGCATCTATGACGAGATCCTCCGCATCTGCGCCATGCCTAGCCGGAGCAATGGTAGTTCCACCTATGACACCACTGGCGCAGCTGTCCTCGCTAACTTTGGTTGGTATCAAGCTGATGCCGCAGCCAGGAATACAGAGGATCTGTTTAAGAAATCCAACCGCCAGTTTGATCGCATTGTTGTTGAGATTCTGCGGCGTTGGAACATTCTCGACATCGATGTCAATGACTTCGAGATCAACTTCATCCGCAACGAAACTGCGAATGTTCAGTCTAAAGCACAGGCGTTCCAGACACTTATGGCGGCTGGCTTACATCCTGAGTTGGCTGCGGCTAAGTCCGGCATCTCTAACGATCCTGTGAAGGATGTGAAGATGTCTGAGAAGTGGCTTGAGATGATCTGGGGCAACCCGGAGAAAAAATCTGAGGAACTTGAACAGGCCGATAAGACTGGCAATCTGCAAGTGGAAGAAGAGGCATCTTCTGGCGAAGCTAAGATTGCCGAGTCCAATGGTTTCAATGGAGAGAATGACACGGGCGGTGCTGTCTGATGGCAAGTATTCTGCCGTTCGATGAACTGAACCGATTCAACGAAGACGTCCGAGTCAGATTTGGCGATGCCAGACTAGAAGACAGGCGCAAAGAGGAAGAGGACATTATCGATGAACTCCTGGACCTTTTCCTCCTCGCATACGCAATGGGTAATTCCGTTACCAACGACAATCTTTCATCTGACTACGCCCCAAGTGTGGACGAAGTGATGAAGGTTGTGGACGCAAAGGTGGCTGGACAGACTTGGAGAGAGCGAGTCGAGGAATACTTCGCAAATGGCGGCACAGGGGCAGACATCGCCAGGATCGCCGATACGGAGATGCACCGAATTGCGAATACCGCCGCACTGGATACTGCAAAGTACGCCGGGGCGAAGTACAAGACATGGGCAACCATGCTCGATGACAAAGTCCGTGACACGCACGACTACCTTGAGGGTGAAACCGTTGACATTGACGATGACTTCTACACCTATGACGGTGACCACGCATCTGCTCCCGGCCTTTTTGAACTGGCAGAGAACAATGTGAACTGCCGCTGTGAACTCTTATTTAGCTGATGTGAGGTGAGACATTTGAGCGAAGGGGTTTTGATCGCCCTGATTACTGGCCTGTGTGCCGTAGTCGGGCAATGGCTTATCTCACGCAGTCAGAATGAGAAGAGGAAAGTGGACGATGCCGTGAGGGACGCAAGACTTGATGACAGGCTTGCCGGGGTCGAACGGCGCTTAGATCTCCACAACGGATACGCTGAGAGGTTCAGCGAAATCCAGACGGACATCGCAGTCATCAAGAACGACATCAAGACTTTGTATAAGGAGAAGGGCTGAACATGAAAATCGATTGGAAGAGAAAGCTGACGAGCCGCAAATTCTGGGCGGCAATCGCACTGTTTGTTAGCGGGTGCATCGTTGCATTCGGCGGCAATGCTGAAAAGGCCGAGGTTGTGTCCGGCCTAATTATGCAAGGTGCGGCTGTTGTGGCCTACATCATCGGCGAGGGTCTGGCAGACGCAGCTGCCGCAGAGGGAATTACCATCGTACATAATGGGGACAATAAGTAATACACGCCCATTTTGAACTGGCAGAGGGAACTGCCTTATCAAACGCATCGGAAGCCATGACAAGGCTATAAAACGGAAAGCATAGTGCAGTGACGCACTCTAAAAAACGCAAGGAGAAAGACATGAAAATTGATACCACCGCAATCACTGGTTATGCGGAAATGACCGCAGAGGAGAAACTGGCGGCGTTGGAGGCTTATGAGTTTGAAGCACCGAAGACTGACGAGTCCGAGGAAGTAAAGAAACTCAAGACGGCCCTGTCCAACGCAAACTCACAGGCCGCAGACTGGAAGCGGCAGTTCCGTGAAAAGCAGACCGAAGCTGAGAGAGCAGAGGCCGAGCGCAAGGAACACGAACAGGCAGTTGAAGACGAACTGCGGACGCTCCGCAGAGACAAGACCGTGAGTGGGTATCTCGCACAGTGTCTTGCTCTTGGATATGACAAAGAACTCGCACTCCGGGCGGCAGAGGCTATGGCTGACAACGATGCCGCCGCAATCATGGCGTGTCAGCAAGATTTTCTGGAGGCAAAGCAAAAGGAACTTGAGGCGGCGGCGCTGAACAAGCAACCGACTCTGACCCCCGGCGCTCCTCCTACGGCGAAACAGGCCGAAGTGGAAGCGCAGAATAAGATGCGCTCCTATATGGGTCTGCCGCCCATCAAATAATAAGGAGATAAAAAACTATGGCTACTACCGTTACCCCTGTTATTACTAACAGCATCGGTCTGGCTTCCGAGTACCTCCCCCTTCTGGACGAGGTTTACAAGGCTGAGTCGAAGACCGCCATCCTCGATACCGTTCAGGATCGCGTTCGCTGGTCTGACGAGTATCACACCTTCTATCTGTTCGAGACTGACATGGTCGGCCTTGGCAACTACTCCCGCAACGATGGCTTCGTGCGCGGAGATGTGACCGCCCAGTGGAGAGCCTATGAGCCTCAGTGGGATCGTGGTCGGCAGTTCCTCGTTGACCGCATCGACAACGCCGAGAGCATGGGCATGGCCTTTGGCACTCTGGCTGGCGAGTTCATGCGTACAAAGGTTGTTCCTGAGACTGACGCAGTTCGTTTCGCTACCTACGCTGGTGGCGCTGCTGCCAACATGAAGGTTAACGAAACCATCGCCACTGGTCAGGCGGCTGTTGCTGCTATCGATCTTGGCGTTGAGAAGCTGGACGATGCCGAAGTCCCCTACGAAGGTCGTATCCTGTTCGTCAACCCGGCTATGTACCGCAACCTCAAGGGCGGCATCACTCGCTACACTATGAACGGCGAGAACGGCATTGATTACAATGTCGAGATGTACAACGATATGCGCG